CAATGATGTCGGGCATAAAACTAAAAGGTAAAAACGGTTTATATACACCGGCATCTTTTAGCCACATTTACAAACTAAAGACTACCCAAATGTCTAATGACAAAGGCACATGGTTTGGTTGGGAAGTGAGTAAAGTTGGTCCTATTGCTGACGCAAGTATCTATCAACAAGCTAAAACTTTTTCTGATAGCATCTCTAAAGGTGCAGTAAAAGCAAAGCATGGTGAGCAGAAACCAGCAGAAAGTAGCAGCATTATATAATTCCTTCGGGAATGTGCACAGCGTGGGCCAGGAGGGAGACTGAGTGGCCCACGTAGACGGGATAACTATGCAAGAATATATAAAGATATTTAATGGCTATAGACATGCGTATGGAATCGCAGATTGGACCAACGCAATTGTAGACCCAGAAAGCGGAAAGCAAAAACCTAATTACAGATGGACATACGAAGAATTTACAGACACAATTTATCAAGAACATTTAGAAGGCAAGATATCTGTTGGTATACAACCAACTAATGAAAGCGGTGATGCTAGGTTTGGAGTCATAGACATAGACCCTAAAAAATATGAAAACTTTGATAAAAAATTTTATTTAGAAATAATCCAACAATATAAACTACCACTTATACCAATAGAATCTAAAAGCGGTGGACTACATTTATATTTATTTATAAATGAGTTTGTTCAATCCACAATTATTGTATCATTCTTAAGTAATTTATTACCTTTATTTAATCTTAAACCAGATACAGAAATATTTCCAAAGCAGACACAACTAACAAAGGATCCGGAAACAGGGATTATAAAACCAGGACAGTTTATAAATCTACCATACTATGGTGGACAACGTAGAGCTATAAACATCGACGGTACTTTTTTTACATTAGAACAATTTATAAAAGTTGTAGATGCAAACATAACTACAACAGAAGATTTAAAATCTTTGACAGAAGAAATGGAAAAACAATCTATGGAGGGTGTAGATGAAGATTTTTTAGAGGGACCTCCTTGTCTTGCATTGATATCAAAAACATCTAACCAACCTGAATTTGATGGCAAGGATAGATTTATGTACAACTATCATGTGTTTGTTAAGATGAAGTATCCCGATACATGGGAACAAAAAGTAAAGAATGCACCTGTAAAATATTTTGCAAGAGAACATGCTAACGCATGGGATGATAACAAACTAAAACAAAAAACCAGATCGTGGAACAGATCAGAAAAAGGCTACACCTGCAATCAGAGTCCGCTTAGTGATTTTTGTAAGAAAGGTATTTGTGTAAAAAAGAAATTTGGAATACTAGCAGGATCTAAAGGACAGTACCCTGTGTTAACAAACCTAAGAAAGATAGATATAGAACCAGACCCAGAATATGAATTTGATGTTACAAAACCGGACGGTATTGGTAAAGCAACAGTGCATTGTAAAACAATTGAACACGTAACAGATCAACGTAAACGTAGAAACTCAATAGCAAAAGCTGCAGGATTTCCACCACCAATTATAAAAGCACCAGAAGATCAAACAGTGTTGGAAGCATTATTTCAAACACAAAAAGTAATTAATCCTCCTGTAGGTACATCACCAAAAGAAAAACTACATGATGTGTTACACGCAAAGATAAATGGACCTAAAGCTATGAATGATGCAGCATTTAAATCTGGTACAGTGTTAATAGAAGATGGTTATGCATACTTTAAGTTTGATAAATTTTATGACAAACTACGATCTAAAAATTGGAAACACGGTGAAGATAAGACAGGTGTTATGATGAAGACTAATTATAAAAACTGTGACATAGAATTTTTAGAACAAAAAAGATATCCTACAAAAGAAAAAGGTAAATACAACACGCCTACTAAAAATGTAGTTTCAATAAGCATACAACAATTTGAAGACATAGTAATCAATCACACAAAAATAAAACACAACACGGAGATAATGTGATCAGAAAAATATTGGGTCCTCCAGGTACTGGTAAGACAACTAAACTTATTAAGTATGTAAAAACATTTGTTAAACTTGGTACACCTATTGATAAGATAGGATATTTTGCATTTACAACTAAAGCAGCTAATGAAGCTATTGATAGAATGCTAGACTACCACACAGCTTTTAGTCGAAAAGATTTAAAATATTTTAGAACACTACACTCATTAGCATTTACACAACTTGGTATGAAGAAAGCGCAGGTAATGCAAGATGAACACTACGAAGACATAGGCAGAAAGCTTGGTATAGAAGTTACAGTTTATTCTAATGGAGAAGAAAAGACTGGGTTTGTAGATTCTGATAGTGAATACTTTAATATAATTAATGCAGCAAGAATTAAAAATGTATCTATTGAAGAAGAATATAATACAGATATGTACTCAGAAGATATAGACAAACATCAATTACAAATTTTAAAAGACGAAGTAGATAATTATAAACAAGCGTACGGCCTGATAGATTTTACAGACATGATTGAAAGATTTAATGTGGCTGAATTATGTCCGAAATATGATGTAATATTTGTAGATGAAGCTCAGGATTTATCACCAATACAGTGGAAAATGTATGATATACTTAAGAAAAACTCTAAATATGTTATACTAGCAGGTGATGATGATCAAGCTATTTATGGCTGGGCTGGTGCAGATGTTAAACGATTTCAAGACGAACCTTCTAAAGACATAATATTGCCACAATCCTACAGGGTGCCAAGGCAAGTGCAGCACGTTGCTGATCAAATTCTAAATAGAATACCTGATGACAGAAGAATAAAAAAACTATGGGCACCGCGTCCGGAATCAGGGACCACGAATCATATAACTTCAATTGAAGATGCACCTCTGTATGAAGGCGACTGGTTAATTTTAGCTAGAACAAATGACAAACTTACAAAATTAAAACCAATACTTAAAGATATGGCTATTTACTTTGAATTAAAAGGTAGAAAGAGTTATAAGACTAGATTGTATACAGCTATTAAAAATTACACAAGGTGGACTAATGGAGACAAACTCTCTTTGTCAGAAATAAAAGATCTGTTTGAATTTTTAGAAGAAGAATCACCTACTGAAGAGAGAATGTATGATTTATTTGAATGGGGCTATTCAACAACTCAACAGTGGTATGATGTTTTTAAAACAGATCCAGAAGAAAGTTTGTACATAAGAGAAATGTTAAGATTAAAAGAAGAGTTATCTAAACCAGCAAGAGTAAAACTATCTACAATTCATGCAGCAAAAGGTGGTGAAGCTACAAATGTTTTATTAATTTTAGACAACACAAAAAAAATAAGAGAAGCAGTAGAAAGAAGTGAAGATAAGTACGATGAAGAACAAAGAGTTTGGTATGTGGGTGTAACACGTACAAAACAAAATCTATACATACTAACAGCTAAATATGAGGACAAAGGTTATGACATCGAAAGTTTGGAATAAGCAGCACGGCGGGAGCCACTACCAAAAATATAAAATTCAACCTAGTAAGTTTGTAGTTGAGAATGAATTGTTATATCCTGAGGGTTGTGCTATAAAATACATAATACGACATCGTGATAAAGGAAAGAAACAAGACTTGGATAAAGCAATACATTTTATAGAAATGATAATTGAAAGAGATTATGGAACCAAATAATTACATACCTTTTTACATGGGATTGTTTACCTGTATTTTAATATTTTATTTTTTAGTTCAAGTATTATGAAAAGTAGAAACAGAAGCGTGATAAAAAAAATTATAAAAATAAAAAAACATAAATTTAATTTAGAAATTTATCCTGCTTTAGTTGATTGGGAAATATTCCCACATAATTACAAAGCCGCTTTGTATGCGTTTAGCAACAAAGATAAATTAAGTAAAAAAATAGAAGCTAACTACGTGTACGAACAAAGGAAATAATATGAAGATACCAAACTTTAGCGCACAAACAGAATGGGTAATACCTACAGAATTTCCAGACCTTAGACAGGTTGATGAAATTGCAATTGACTTAGAAACAAAAGACCCGGACTTAATTAAAAAAGGATCTGGATCTATTATAGGTAATGGTGAAGTTATAGGAATAGCTGTAGCCACTGCACACTACAAAGGATACTTCCCTATTGCACACGAAGGCGGTGGCAACATGGATCGTAAAAAAGTTTTAGAATGGTTTCAAGACATTCTTAAAACAGATTCTACAAAAATATTTCACAATGCAATGTATGATGTATGTTGGATTAGAGCTATGGGTTTAACAATTAATGGTATGATTGTTGATACAATGATAGCCGCAGCTGTGACTGATGAGAATAGATTTAGATATGATCTTAATAGTTTGTCCTGGAAGTATTTAGGTTTTGGTAAGAACGAAGCTGCACTTGCAGAAGCAGCTGCTGAGTGGGGCATAGATCCTAAATCAGAAATGTACAAACTACCATCATTAAATGTCGGTAGTTATGCTGAACGTGATGCAGAAGCAACATATGGTTTATGGCAAGAAATGAAAAAAGAAATTATTGCACAAGACTTACAATCTATTATGGAATTAGAAACAGATTTATTTCCTTGTCTAGTTGATATGAGATTTAAAGGTGTAAGAGTAGATGTAGAAGCAGCTCACACATTAAAGAAAAATTTAATTAATGAAGAGAATGAATTATTAAATGCTATTGAAAAAGAAACTAA